GGAACGCCAAGCGCAAATGCAAAACCAGCAGGCAGGCTTATCGGGCGCACAACAGCGTTTAAATGCAGGCCAACAGTTGGGCAGTTTGGCTAATCTAGGCTTTGGCATGGGTCAGACTATTCAAAATCGTATGGATCAACAAGGCGCAATGCAGCAAGCATTGAATCAACAGCTTATTAACGCAGGCAAGAATCAATACGCTGGCTACACTGGCGCACCAGCACAGTCATTGCAGTATTTGTTGCAGGCAGTCGGTGGCGCACCAGCACAACAGCAGCAGACAGAGACTTATGACGCAGGATTGTTTGATTATCTGACGTTAGGTGCAAAAGCATACGCTTCTAACCCTGCCAAAATAGGAAGTATGTTCGGATTTGGAGGTTAAGATGGGCTTATTAGACAATATTAAAGGTGGGCCTTCACCCAGTATGTCAAACAATGACAGAAGCGCATTAGCTTTGGGCTTGGCTTATGGTTTTGCAGGCATGAGTGGCAATCCCAACACAGCTAGTATTATGGCTGGCATTGAAGGTCAGCAGGCGTCTTTAGCGGCTAGGCGTGAAAAGGAAGAAGCTACAAAACTTCTTTCAAGCCAATCTAACGCTACTTTAATGCAGTTAAAGGCTGGCGGTGTGCCAGATGAAGTATTGGCTGTGGCTAGAACTAATCCAGAATTACTTAAAACCATTACAGGTGAGTTTGTAAAGTCTAAGTATGGCAAGAGTGATATGTTGAAGTTTACTGGTGTACAGACTGACCCAAAAACGGGCCAACAGTATACTATTATGTCAAATCCAAATGATGGGACTTCTACTAGGATAGACGTTGCTGGTGCTATAGGGCAAACCCCAACACAAACACTTGAAATTGAGAATGCAGCTACTACTAGGCTTGCAGACATAGCAATGGCCCAGAAGAAAGGTTTTGCTGCTTTTGATCGTGCTAGTGCTATGGATGAATCACTAGTTAAGTTAGAGTCAGCCAGAGAAGCGGTTAAGAATGGAGCCTCATCTGGATTTTTAGCAAGGTTTGTACCATCGTTTAGTGCAGCAACAACATCTTTAAGAAATACAGCCAACTCGCTTGGTATAGACATTATTAATAGTGCCACTTTTGGCGCGTTAAGCGAGAAGGAACTACAGTTAGCGTTAAGCACTGGATTAGATTTAAGTTTACAAGGTGAAGAATTAAACAAACATATTTTAGAAAAAATAGCAGCGCAAACAAAGATGCGTGATTGGCTAATTTCACAATCTAAAATCCTAACTAAAGGTGATGTAACTTACTCTAGTTACATACAAAAATATAACGCAGAAAAGCCTAGAGCAAATCCTATTGTAAATTACGCTTCTCCACAAAACGCTGGCAGTGGTGCTACTGGTACTGGTGGGTTAGTTTTGTCTAAAAAACAAATTGATATAATGACGCCAAAGCAAAAAGCTGCATTTGAGCAATTAACTGGCGTTAAGCTACCGTAGTTAGGGAATATTTATGGCATTAACAGATGAGCAGTTTGAGCAATTATTAGGTCAATTAGACGAGATTCAGCCAGACGATCAGGTTGCAAGATTAATAGCACAGGGCGCGTCATTAGGCTTTAGTGATGAAATTGAAGCTCTAGCTCGCGCACCATTCCAAAGTGAAAGTTACATTGAAATACGCGATGAATTGCGTAGGAAAATAAACGCGCACAGAGAACGTAGCCCGTATCAAGCTATGGCTTATGAGGCAGCAGGGGCAATGATACCTACTGTTGCCACAATGGGAGTCTCTTCACCAGTATCAGTTGTTAATGCCGCTAGGCCAGTAGTAAGGGCTTTGCAACTTGGCGCAGCAGAGGGCGGTGCTGCTGCTGTTGGTTTAAGTGAGCGTGAAGGTGTTGCAAGTCTAAAAGATGCCCCATTAGGGGTTGCTCTTGGTGCTGGCGGTGGTGTAGGAGGATTATACGCTGGTAAGTTTATGGGCGGTGTTGCAGATAAATTTTTAGAGTTTGTGCGCCAGCGTGGTAAAGGTCGAATGGGTACAGTTGTTGAAAATGAACTAAACCGCCTAGCAGATCAGACAGGAATGTCGCGTGACGAACTTTTTGAAAGAATAGCTAATGGCGAAACAATGTCAGACAATCAAAGCCTGCACAGCACAGTAAGGTCTTATATGTCTCAAGGTGGGCCACCAGAGTCTATGATAAGAACTGCTGTTCCAGAAAGGGCAACCGCAGCTAGATTAGCAGCTAAAGAAGATGTTCAAATTGGTCTAACTGGCGGCACAGAGGGTAACGTACTTAAATACGCCAATATGAAGGAAACTGATTGGAAAAAAGCATTAGGTGATGCTTACAATAAAGTATTCTCTAAAGCTGGTGAAGTAAATACTGATTTGACTAGGCAGGCTTTAGAAGTAGTTCAGCGCGTACCAGAAGCACTAACTGAGTTAAATAAAATTTACAATGTGCGTAACTTAGTGCCATTGTTTAAGACTGCTGATAATGGTGCTTTAGAAATGTCTCGTATTCCTACGTTAGAAGATGTAGAAATAATTAGACGTATGGCAAATGAGCAGGCGCAAGTTGCTGGTCGTGAAGGCCGAGGCACATTGAAGTCTGAACTTATGGTGCTAGAAGATAATCTAAGAACCAACATTGATGAATTTAGCCCAGAGTTAAAAGATACTCGCGCAGGTTGGTCAAGAATGGCTGATGCTAGGGATGCTTTTGATAGTGGCAAGAAAGCATTTACAGGTGATGTTGAAGCGTTTGAAATTCTTGCAGAGCAAATAATGGCTTCTGGTGATACCGCTAAAATTAGTGCGTTTCGTGAAGGTATAATGTCTAGCATTAACAACAAAATGTCTACTAATGGCTCTAAGCGTTTCTTAGCTAAACTGGCTAACCCAGAATTACGTGAGGGTAAAGTATTTGCTAACGTATTCCCAGAAGATAAACAAAAGTCTGCACTTGTTAAATTAGCATTACAAGGTAAGACCCAGTTATCTTATGAAAAGATTATTGAAGGCCCAAGTACGGCATTAACTGATGCAGCAACTAAGCAGCAGGGATTGGGTGTTGGTGCAGATGAATTACTAGCTATGTCTTATGGAAACGTAGCTGCTGGTATTGGTGTGGGTATGAAAGCTATTAAAGCCCTTGCTCCCAAACTAACTGACAGCCAACGCAGGCAGATAACAGAAGTTCTTTTAAGTGAAGATCCACAGTTTGTTAAGTCGGCACTGGCCGATAGTGGTAAAATGGCTCAACTACAAAATAGAGTTAAAAAATTGGCTGATATGATTACTACTGGAAGTCAAAGTGCTGGCGGCTATACAGGCGGCAAGGCTGCTGAGTTTGGCATGAGAGGCTTGCTTAGTGAAGTACAACCAGAAAGTACAACGCAACAAGGTGCAATGTAATGCCTAAAATGTCACAACAAGATATTCAAAGTGCAATTAAAACCGCTATTCAGTCAGCCATTGATTACGTTGACAGCGACATAGCAGATCAACGAGAACGAGCTCAAAGCTACTTTGACGGAAATGTTGACTTAGAGCATGAAGAGGGTCGTTCTAGGGTAGTGTCTACTAAAGTGCGTGATGTGGTGCGTGGTGCTAAACCTAGCCTAATGCGTATCTTTATGAGCAATAATAAGTTTGTGGAATTTACGCCCAAAGGCCCAGAAGATGTGGCTAATGCAGAACAAGCGACAGCCTACACGCATTGGGTGTTTAACAAAGTAGGTGGCTATAACGTCTTATCTAATGCAATCCATGATTCATTAGTGAAGAAAGTCGGCATTGTGAAAGTCTGGTGGAACCAAGAAACAATCGCTAAAACGTACACTTATGAAAACTTGTCAGATCAAGAAGTACAGGTATTGGTCAACAAAGAAGGTGTTGAAGTTGTAGAACATCGACAAGAAATAGAAATGGAAATGGACGAGTTCGGCTTAGATGTTGAACGCAATGTTCACAGTATGGTTATTACGCACAAGTATGAAGAGGGCGAAATGGTCATTGAGGGGATTCCCCCAGAAGAGTTTTTCATTGATGGTTCGGCTAAGTCGATTGATGATGCGTATATTTGCTGCCACAGAAGCGAGAAACGCGCAGGCGATTTAGTGGCTATGGGTATTGATCAAGACGTTGTTGATAACCTAAACGGCTCAGACAATGATTCATTGATTGGTAATATTGAAAAAATACAGCGTTTTGGCGAGTCTATTACAGACGATGAAGATGTAGACAATGACCCATCAATGCGCCAAGTTTTAGTCACAGAGGCTTATCTACGCATTGACGCAGAAGGTGACGGCATACCCACTTTGCACAAGTTCTTATGTGGCGGCACTGATTACGAAGTGCTTGAGATGGAGCCGTGGGATAAAGCCCCGTTTGCTGATTTCCACGTTGACCCAGAACCCCACGCTTTTTATGGTCGCTCACTGGCTGAGTTAGTGATTAACGATCAAGATACATCCACTAGCGTACTGCGTGGAATATTGGATAACGTAGCGTTAGTAAACACCCCACGTTTAGAGGTCAATGAAGATTTGGTGGAAATGGACGATGTGCTGAATAACGAGATCGGTGCAATCATTCGCAGTGAGCAAATAGGGTCGATTAACCCATTAACA